CACAAGGCTCACCACTTAGTCAAGCCATGAACAACATACGGCGAAATTGACGGAACATTCAATACGATGAAGGTTATGGGATGCGTATGGACCTGACGAAGATGGACCCTATGGCTCGCAAAATGCGCTCACACGTTGATGCGTTTTTCAAAGCAATCGAAGACAACGACAGTGTGTCGGCGAGTTCTCACATCAATGAAGTGAGCAAATACGCTGAATACCTTTCAGAAGATGTATCGAAGGCGATTATGAAGTCCGATACACCACAATCACGTGGTATCAACGACATCTATGCAGGTGGAGTGCCAGTCCGTAAGTTCAATAGCGTTCAGTCAGTTCACGAATCAACAACACAAGTCTTGCCCGGTACAATCCGAACAAGTCGACGTGGACCTATCATGCAACGTCGAAACAACAGGAACCTTTGAGGTGATTGAATGAGCGAAGAAGTCGTAAAAGAGGGAACGGCTGAGAAACTCATGGGTGCTTTGATTACAAAAATGGAAAGCATGGACAACAGTCTTAGCATCCTCAAAGCAGAAAACAGTGCACTCAAGCAAATCGTCGCTGACCCTGCTATGCTCTTGAAGCGTGCAGGCTTTATCCGAAGCGGTTCTAACAGCGCACCAATGGACGTCATGCCGGATTTGTTTCGTGGTGACGCTACATATGATATTCTCAAAGATGAATCAGCCAGTGGTATTCCAATCCCTGAGAACAATCAAGAGTTCCATGCGATGGACTGGTCTGACATTCATCGCCTTGCCGAAGAAGCAAAAGGCACTGGTAACATAGGAAACAACATCGGAATGGAGTGATAGCATGCGACCACGATACGAACCACGAAGCCCAAAGGTCGACCAACTTTTGAAGGCAGCCAAAGAACTTGAAAGCCGAATGATTGCGAAAGAGCAAGGTATCACGTTCGACCAAAAGGAAGGAACAGCCCTTGGTGATGTTCAATTCCACGTACAAGTCGGTGGCGAGACTGGTGTCCAAAACCAATACTACTCAACCAACCAACGTCTGATTGACGTTGAAGATGTCACAAACAAGGGTGCTATCTCAGAAAAGAGCGACGTCCTTGACAAGAACCCACACTACCCAACAGCACTTTCAACGCTCGCAGGGCACTTTGTGGACGGCGGCGGAGAAGCGCAATCGCTCAAGAAAGCGTTGGAAGCACGCATGAACCGCCAATGAATGGCGGTGATTAAGTGACGATTCCGAATCCCAGTGGTGGAGAGGAACAAGAAGGGGCTGACCCATCGTTTCAGTCTCCCTTTCCATTAGCGCAACAGCCTGACCCTACTTTTGAAGACGTTGCATCTCTCGGTGTTCTTGACCCGTCAACAGATATGCGGGTATCGGAGGGTATGGATAGAGCACCCAAAACGATGCCTGAATCGTTTGAAGGCGGTGCTCCCTTTGCTGAGCGCATTAAGTCACACGACAGTATCGTGCACATGGGTTCGCAGTGGCTTCATCAACAGATACGACCACCAAGCCGAGAACATCAGGGTACAGAAACCGAGCACTTTTTTGAAGACCATTATCACAGTCCTGATTTCAATCCCCTTTGGGGTAACCATGACGAATACGACGACGAATCGCATCCTGAGTTCAGCAACGTCTTGGAGCGTTATTTTCTTGATAATGTTCTTGACCCTAAGGTCGAAAGTGTAGCACAAGAGCATGACAGAAAAGAGGAGGCTCACTATCGACATCACGGAGATACTGCACTGTACTCACCTGCCATGTACGGTAAGGAACGGGTGTCTAATCATACAATATACGAAATGAACTTTGAAAATTGGCAAGCAAGCCCTGCGGGTTTGAAAGCATTTCAAGAAGAACTGTTACTTGGTCGTGAAGGTGCTGATTTTGACGAAGCCATGCGAAGACGGCACATGTCGGATGCTAAAGATACATGGAAAGATTTTGACACAAAGGGCGAAGGAACGGACCGCACTGTCGGGCTTGGTGAACTGGATTACTACTTTGGATTAGAATGGCTCAGTCCCAAAGACAAGATTGCATTCTATGAACATATGATGGAACACGGTTCGATGAACAAGGACAACGCATCTGTTTTCTTACCTGACTTGGGTATGGAAGTACCCATGGGTCGTTTCGTAGCAAACTTTCATCAGCGCTATGCTCCAGTTCACGCACACCACACACGTGACGTGGATGCCACAGGCGAACCCGGACTTGGTCGTCTTTACACTCCTCCACAGGACGACATCAATCCCGCTGAGATGTACAAAGACCTTGAGGGTACAGAACTATTTCAGCGACTGAAAGACTTTTACCAAGGGATTACTGGCGAGAAGTTGAAGTATTTGGCGAAGGTCGAGAAAGGTCGTCTCGTACCAAGCGATGCAAAAACAATCACCCCCAACGATTTGTTTGCTATGGCGAACATGGGTCGTGCAGGTCAGAAACTTATGCGGTACGATGACCCATACTATTCACTCAACCGAGGTGACCCTCGTACGATTGCCTTGCTTGATTCGTTGGAGGGCATCGACGAACTTGTCAAAGACTTCGTAGGTTTTCACAGGGATGCTACAAAAATGAAAGGTAATGGTCGTCGATTGCGAAACGCTATTCAGTTTTTCACACAGCCGTTTCTTGCTACCGAAGGTGAGAACGCACATCCTGAGTCGTACATAGGCGGTAAGCAAGAATCGCTCAGCCATCACTTCTCCACACCGTTCTTGGGAAGAGGCGGACTTGGTAAGACGCACGCAACTCGTCTAAACACCATGCATGCAGCGCATCGCTTTTCGCCCGAAGAGGGAGACGCTATGTCGTTTTTGACGACTGGTGAGCGTTCACGTGTGGGCGGTGACATAGTTGGAGTAGGTGACGCAGGCGCGTTTCGCCCCGAACTGATTGGCCTTGCCGATGCTGTTGAAAACGTGATGGCACCGTTCGGTCCGCCTGAATCGGAACTGGAAGCGGTCAAGCGTTATCGTAAAACCGAGAAGGGGCTGTATGAAGCCAAGCAGGTTGCTGAAATCAGCCCCAGCACGGGTCTGACTGCTCAGTTGAATCCGCATAACATTCAGCGCACTGGCGTCAGTTTACTGTCGGGTGCCAAGGTCAACAGTACACGACACGACACGACGACCTCTCCAAAGTATTACAATCAACTGATGGAATCCAAGCACGGTGCTACGGAACAAGGCATGCGTGGCGCTATGCGTAATGCTGTTGCTGATGGGTATGGGTACGAAAACACCATAGGTTCACGCAACGCATTCGGACCGAAGTCGACTGAAACAGGAGTGATGCGCCGTGACCAAGACTCCGCTATGCATCACCATCAGTTGTCCGGAATGATTGGTGCAATACACCCACCTGCCAACCCTTCGTTCCAAGAGGATGTTCATCATCCTCACAGCATACACCCTGATACAGAGATGGCTGCGGACCGTGACGAACTCGGAATGTTGCAGGGAATTACGCAAGACAATTATGATAACGATTTGAAACAACTTCAATCGCTGCGCGAGAACGCACACGAGAAGCGCATGCTTCTTGGCAATCTGAAAAACAACCCACCAAAACCACCCGCTGTTCTTGGTATGAATGACGAATCGATGGCGTGGTTTTTAGCCTCGCAAGAGCATGAAAACAAAATTAAGGACGCTGAACGAGATGCAATGTTGGCTGAGGGTAAGGTCAATGCACACGTAAATACGTTTAGACCAAGAATGTTGGAATACAGCCAAGCCGAGGACGAACTCAACACACTCATTGAACAGCAAGCGCGTGGTATGCCTGTATCAGAAGACGAAATCGACGAAGCGCACGAGCGCTTGGAGGCCATTGAACGAGAACATTATTCTTCCGTCAAGGGAAGACATCAGAAATACTTGAGTGATAAGGGAAGGACACTACAAGGCAAAGTACGAAGTCACATCAATGCAATCGAGAACGTAGCCAAACAAGTGCTTGCTGAGGCTGAGCAACAGGGTTTTGATTTGTTTTCTATGGCACCGCCTGACACCGTCATGGCGTGGGCCATGAAGACAGCAAACGACATTCTTGCTACTCAAGACCAAGATTTTCACGGACAAGAAGCATTGTCAGCGGGAACGATTCGTGAAAAAACGCATGTAAGGCATGACGCTGTACAAGACCAAGTCAAAGCCTTCATGGACACAGATGATGCTCACGAAATCGGACCAAACGAAAACGTGGACAAAGCCACAGCCCGTGTGTTTGGCGAAGAAGCATCACCCTATCAGCGAAGGATGATTCAACAAATCGTAACTCAGGCCAGTAAGCAAGGTACGCCTGTACGAATTGCTACGGTGCAAGACCTCATAGCAAGTTTACCCATGGGAGTTTCAGATACATTAGTTGATGACTTTCACGGACTTCTTGACTATCCTCACGACAGGGAAGGTAACTTTGAGTTGGGAACTGTCCGAGCACATCCTGATAGAAAGAGGAGAGGGGCTAACAGCCTAAAGACCAACCCCACAATGGTCGCAGCATCGGCAGTATCACGGATGCTTGAAACGTTGTCGGACCGAGGTTTGGAAATTCAAATACCGAACCAAAAGGATAAACGTCAATTAGATGCACACTATACTGGCAAAAATGTTAGTCATAGATTAACAGGCAAACCACTCATAGACGAAAAGAAAATGCACAAATTAACCAACTTACTTCATGGAATTGTGGTTGATGACGGCTCAGTTGAGTACGACCCAACGCACGAAGCCTCCAAAGAAAGGCTTGCACTCACGTCAAAGCCGATTGGTCGTGCCTCACATCCTGACACAGAAACATCCATCATGTCCATTTACAACTCAGACGGACTGCGTTCTCACAAAGGGCACATGCACGAAGTTCCATTCCGCATGGATATAAGAGACGGTCGTATGCAGTTTCGACCACAGACGCCAAAGAAAATGCGATTGGCTACGCCTATGGGAGGTTCAGTGAGAAGAGTCTTGCCTCAACAACATCTTGGTCACTTTGGTGCACACAACGATGACCGTTCAGTTGAGCGACAACCAAACGCTACGCGTTCAAACCAAGCCCAAACGACTTTGAGTGATAACCTGCTGGACATATCGACGAAGATGGACGGACCTGCATTGCTGGCTTCGCTGACCAACCCTGATTATATCCGCAAGGATATGCCTGAGGGCTTGCCGTCACTGCAACCGATGCACCGTATCTTTGATGTCGACGACCTTGAACACCTGCGTGGGTTCACAGGCGACTGGGTTGTCAGCGATTATCCTGAGGGCGAGCGAATGTTCGTTACAAAAAAGGATGACGACGTCGAAAGTAAGGGTTCACTTACAGATGAAGAGAAGAAAGCGTTCAAGCAGGTATCTGACAAGGATTTTTTGGTTGACGTTATACGACGTGAGAGTGGATTGTACATCTTTGAGGTCATTGAGTTTGATGGCAAGGAGGTTCATGATATGCCGATTCAAGACCGCATCAAGTTGTTGCGTGGTGCGTTGCAAAGCGTTGAGGGTGTCGAAGCCCCAAGTGCATCCGATACCAAGTTGACCGACGATGTCGGACTGGCTGACGCCATCAAGAACATCGAGAGCGACCGTATCTTGTTGCGTGATGCAAAGTCCACGTACATGAAAGGCGAAGCACGTCATCCCAAGTGGGTCATGTATCAGAAAGGCAACGATGTTACACTCATGGTGCTTGAGCGAAGAGGCGAATCGCCGTACACGTATCGACTTGGTACAGGTCCAATCATTCATGGAGAGGACTTGGGTGACCGTGCAGTCAAGATTGAGGATGACATTTACATGGACATTGGTGCATCGTTCAATGCTCCTGAAAAGTATGAGGTCGGTGACTTCGTCAAGGTCAATGTCACGAGCGTAACAGAAGGTGAAGCATCTGAGAATCAAAAGGTGTACACTGTTCACGCACCACGCATCGAAGGTGAGGCTGAGGGCGAACCATTGGTCAGTACAGAAAGCCTTGCTATGTTAGCAAAAGCCGACATGACTCAAAGTCCACTCAACATCTATAGAAGTGACCGTCACATTCGTGTATCGTTTGAAGCAGGTGATGTTCTGTACAAGGCGACCACACGTGGTCAGTATTGGACTGTACACACACCCGTAGCCGACAATGACTATCTGATTCGTTTGTCTGAAAGCCAACGACCGTTTTGGTCACCCGTTGCTGGCGTCATGCTCAAGGGTGACTTTTCTATAGAAGAACGAGAGGACAAGGCTGAGGTTCACGAAAGTAAGGGTGACGCTAAGCCTCTCATCCCACCTAAGAAAATTCATGGCACTGGGACGTGGGACAAAGAGAAGAACAAGGTTATGAAGAAGGGTGTCGAACTTCTTGAGCGACTGTTGGCGAAAAGCGGTGTAGGTCAAGTGGGTACGAGTATGTCAGGACCCAAAGGACTCGGTATAGACTACGGCACGCCCATACAATCACCAACAGGTCCGACCAACCCCGACGATGCGAAAACCATGCCTGACTACGATGTGCGTGATATTGAACGTGACAGGAAAGATAAAGAGGAAGAATCGAAAGACGTCGAGGAAGTTGATAGTAAGTTAGAACTTACAGAAGATAAGGCTGTTTACCATATCTGATTATATAGAATGACGGATGTAACAACTACAATGGTCATGGTATCGCCACTACAATCCGCCCGGTTTGAAGGCGGTGGCACCATATCGCTCCTCAAGAGCGACAATGGCCTTGTTATTGCAGGTTATGCAAGCGTCGAAATGGTCGACAAGCAAGGTGACCTCATCACTACAGGTGCACTCAAGGGTGCATTTGACAACTTCATGAAAGCGGACGGATTCCGCAACGTACAACTCGCACACTCCAACATCCAAGTTGGAAGTGTTATACCACAATACACCGACAGTAGCGGTCGATTGTGGAAGTCCGGTGTCGATGACGCTGGACTCTTCGTTGTCATCGAAGTACGCGATGACATCGAAAAGGCTCGTGAAGTAGCCAATGAGATTCGCAAAGGCGCCCTTAGGGGTTTCAGTATCGGTGGACAAGCATTCAAGCGAATGCGAAAAGCCGATTCGGAACACGGTGATTACACCGAGATTTCCAAACTGGAACTTCACGAGGTAACGATTTGTGAAAAAGGTATAAACCCGGAGGCGACATTCCGTATATTGAAGGAGGACACAACAATGACTGAAAGTACAGACATGAACACAATGAGCGAACTGTCGTCCGTCTTGGACCGCATCAACACCCGCCTCGACGTAATGGAGAAAGGTGAAATGCCCGAAGGCTTGAAAGAGCACATGAAGGGTAAGGACAAGGACGACAAGGATGAAGACAAAGGCAAAGAAATGGCTGATGAAGACAAAGACGAAAAGATGTACGGCGCCGAACACAAAGGCGAGATGGAGAAATCCGAGTACTCTGACGTTATCACCCAAGACTACCTACACTGGATGGAAAACACCCTAAAGTCGGGTGGCGTCGATATTAACGGCGCTCGTGCACACTTTGATGCACTTGAGAAGGCACAACTTGGTGGCTTCGACAACCCATCTTCTGTTGACGGTGCTGACTACTTTGCAGGCCAAGTTAAAGGCCGAGCACAAGAAGGTGGCAACCCATCCACTGGCGCAATTGGCAAACTCAACAGCGGCTCTAAGGCTGATGTTGCAAAGGGCTACTTGTCTCCTGAGGACCTCTCCCCTGCTGACCTTGAGCAAGCATACGCTGCTTACAAGGCTGCTTCCATTGAGAAGCAACTCAAGGGAACTCTCAGCGATGTATTCGCCGACCGACTCGCCAAGGAACAGCGCAGTGAGGCTGAAAGCCGACAAGCACAAGCATTCGACGCTCGTGCTCCACTCGCATCAATCGAAAAAGCAGTTGCTGCTCTAAGCGACCGAATCGATAACCTTGCATCAGGTGCAACTGGAACAACCATCCAAAAGTCCGCACCTGTTTCTAACGTTGAAATTCCATCCACTATGGATATGGCTAACATGTCTTGGGATGACGTACACCGCCTCGCAGGAAGTGTATTCCACAACTAAATGGAGTGATTAAGAATGGCAAGAAACTATCTAAGAACAGTAACCGACATGGAACGCTACTACTATGGTGCAGGCTCAAACATGGGCTTCCACTATTCAGGCAGTGAACTTTTGAAAGCAGACGCACCACTATTGTCCACAACTGCTGGTACATACCAAGCAATTTACGGACGAAAGGTTTGGAGCCAGTTGAACCAAGAATTCAACGCATTCTCCATCCTTCCTAAGAAGCCTTGGGACCGAAGTGGATGGCGTGTCGTAACCGCACGACCTGATTCCGCTAAGGGCGGAGGTATTGCGGAGAACGGTACACTACCGGAAACCACCAAACCTGTCTTCCAGCACATCGCTGCAAAGCCTAAGACCATTGCACACACCTTCGACATGAGCGAAGTTGCAATCTTCCTTAACGACAAGGACGACGGTCTTGGTGACATTCGCAGTGTTCTCAAGGAAGAAATGGGTAAGCACCACGCTGAGGAAATCAACAAGATGCTCCTCCAAGACGTCGACACACCTGCTGGCAACGACTACGAGTCCCTCGACCGTGTCACCGCTTCAAGCACAATGGACAGTACTGGTACTGGTCCAGTCGCAGCAGGCTCTCAGACTACAAACACCGCACACGTTAGCGCTGCTTCTGACCTCGACATTTACAGCATTGACCGAGATGCAAACACTTGGTCCAACGCTGAGGTCAACGTCGCAACCGATGCAGGCTTGACTGAGCGTGTACTCAGCCTTGACCACCTCGACGACATCTTCCAAAAGATTTGGGTACGTGGTGGAAATCCAAAGGTCATCCTCACTGGATATGACACTTTGATGCGAATCCAACAACTCCTCCAAGCGCAACAGCGATTCATGGAAGAGAAGCGTGTCACCCCTACCTTCAACGGTGTCAAGGGTGTACCCGGTGTTGAAGCAGGTTTCATCGTCGCTACATACAACGGTGTCCCAATCATTCCATCCAAGGACGTTACAAAGGACGGCATCAGCCGTATGTACTTCTTGGACACTGACTACCTACACTTTAGTGTCGCAAAACCAACTCAATACTTTGAGTCAGGTATCGAAACTGGAGACCCATTCGCCATCAACCGCCTCGGTCAAGAAGGACTTTACCGAACCATGGGTGAAATTTGGACAACTTTCTTTGGAGGCCACGGTTCAATCCGAGACTTGTCTTGAGGTTTGATGGAGATAACACACACAGGAGATGAAAAATATGACAGCAACAACAGGAACAAGCGGAATAGTTTACACATCGAGTTCAAGTGCAGTTTACACAGAAGACTTTGCACTCGACTTGTATGCAGGTTCACCTACGGGCGATACTGAATGGTTGAAAGGTTTCGGAGGTACATACCCCGGCTCTTTGACTGGATTTCAAGCAAGCAACAGTGATGGAAACGCAACAGCAGGCATCAAGTTAGTTTGTGGACGATTTACCACAGCACTAGCCAACGATGAAAAATTGGTCGTTGGCGGCAATGCGTCGAAAATTTTGGCAGTAATCGTTGGAGACAACGTTACAGAAAGTGCCGCAGTTAGTATGAAGAATGCAATCGGTACAACAACTGCAACAAACTCAGACGGCAACACCGTGAACGCAGCACAGTTTACCGTGACTGGAACAAGTCACACCACAGTAACTTGCTGGATGATTGTGGCTTGAGGTGTTTCTTCTTGCCTACAATAACTTCACTGGGACCGTACCATACACGTACAGTTCCCGGTATGCGCCGAACCTACGCTGAGCGAAACGTCCCTATGGAAGTCTCGCAAGAGTGGCTCGATGCGTACCGCAATCGACTATCCCCTAAGTGGTGGAAGGTCGAAGGAGATGCAGGTATCACAGTCGACGCAGGTGACGATGGAATTCCCGACTCAGGTTGGACTAAGAAGGACATCAGCGCATGGCTTGAGGAGCGTGGAGAAACAGTTGGTGGATATGCGACCAAGTCCAAACTACTGGGCATGGTTGACCTAATCCTCAACCCTCCAGCACCTGAGCCAGTCGTCGAAGAACCAGCGGTCGAAAAACCAGTGGCAGAAGAAACAGAAACAACAGGAGATGAACAATAATGACAGTAACAATTGACCCACGACCAACATACTTTGGAGACCGAATGGTAGTAACAGGCACATACACAGGTGGAGCCGCAACCGAGACTATAGACTTAACAAGTTTTTTCTCAAGAATCGACGCATTTGTGGTTAACCCTAATGCATCAGTAATACAAGAAGTGGACTCAGCCGATGCCACCGACGGTGCTGCTGAACACATCACCAATTTGCTCGATGTAGGCTCTTTGGACACAGCAAGGACTACAATAACAGTTAGGCAAGCGTCTGACCAAGACAACGTGCAACCGGGAAGTTTCCTCGCAATTGGTCGTCGCTCTTGAGGTGAACCCTCATGGCAAAGACGACCAAAGTCGTAGGACCATACGCACCACGAGACTTTCAGGACACGTCGACAATGTCGACTACCCTGACGACCGACGTGGCAGCGGCAGCAGGTTCAAACACCATTGTAGGTGCTGAACCCATCACCATCTTGGGAAACATTTTTCTGATTGTCACCACGAACTGAGGGTGATACGATGGATGCAGCAACACTCGGACTCGACGAAATCGAGCGACTTGAGAAGCGTGGCGTACGACTGGCCGAGTCCTACGGGGCAGGTAGCGTCTTCAATCAAGAGAAACCTCTTGAGGGCGTAGTCAGTAAACAACGCATACGCAACCGAAAGACAGGCGACGTTCTGAACATCGGCTCAGGCACACGGTGCAAATCGTGTGGTATGCTTTACTTCTGTTGGGTTGACAACTGTCGAACGTGCGGAACAAAGATGGACTTCAATTTGGGAACAAAGGAGGAATGAACATGCGAATAGCAGTACGAAAAGCGCCCGGTGATGACGATTCACGTAAAAACCTCATGGACAAACTGGACGCTGCACTAAGCGGCGGAAAGGGCGGCGAAATCAAAGACGCAGTCAAGCGTCGTACTGAGAAGCCCGAAGGCGAAAAGCGAACTGCTGAGGAACTCCGTGACGTTCCCGTCGAAGCACCGACAACTGGCAGAACAGGTGCCAAGTTAAGGGGAGTCAAAGAGGAAGACCTTGCTGGTAAGACAGTAGTAGGCTCAGAAGAATCTGAGGCGATGAAACAAAAGCGCCAAGAGATTTACGACCGAGCCATCGCACAGGGTAACACCCCTGCACGTGCACAGGCTCTTGCTGAGGCTTACCAACTGACTGACACATCAGAAGGCAAAGCCCCTCCGCCTTCACGTGAAGGTAAGCGTGTGAGCGATGACAAAGACCGTGGTGCTTCACTCGGACGGGGTATTGGTGCTAAGCGTGCTACCTTTGACATCGAAGATACACGTGGTAAGAAATTCCGTAGTCGAACAGGCCGTCGTGAGAAAGACATAGCGACCGAAGCAGGCGAAGGAGGCATCGTCGGATTCGGTGGTGAGACGAGAGTCGTTGACGATACTGGTCAAAACCCATACATGGGTAGTAAAAGGAAAGGACCGAAAGAAGCAAAGACGCTTGAGTCGTATCTGAACTCAATGATGTCAAAGGACCCTAATGCATTTCAAACACAAATTTTGGGTCAAGATTACGGTAACGTACAACCGAATCGTCAAGGAGACGACCCACAAGGAGTTCGTAATGAATTAATTCGTCGGTTTGGCGAATTGCATGCAAACGACAAGCAACAACTGGGTCGTAACATCATGAACCACATGAATCGTATGGGGCTTCAACTTGGTGGAGCAGGCTATGAAACATCCCAAGGCAAGACAGGTGGCAGTGCCAGTATGACTGGCATAGAAGGCGACACTGTAAGCGAAGAAGAATTTATTCGACGTATTCTCGGCGAAGGTCGAGACGTTACGCAAGACCCCGGTTTCAAGCAACGAGTTGACCCTTCGGACACGGAAGTCACGGGTATCTCAGACGAAGAAAAATTGTCGAACTTGATTGACATGACTGCACAGCGTCAGGGTATGAGTCCTGATGACGAGCAGCGACTACGCAACGCTGTCGAGCAGTTGCAACAGCAACAGGGCACTGCTGCGTTTCAAATGAGTCCATCTGAACTTGTTGAGCGAGCAGCGATGAACGTGACGTCAGGTACAGACGAAGCACTACAGCAGCGCAACATGGCTAACCTGCGAGCACAGTTTACCAAACTCATCGCTCAAGAAAACGCATTAGCAGACATGGCTGAAACCAACCCTTCACTACGACGAAGACTCTCAGAAATTCGTGACCAACGACGTATGGTTGAATCCCAAATCAAGGGAGGCGCACCGCCTGAACGTGCACCACGAGCCTCAGATAGAGGGCTTGGTCGTAAGCAAGGAGATTACGTGCAAATCGAAACGCTCGATGGTCCACGTATGGACTTTGTCGAATCTGAGAAACCAATCGACCCTACCGGGCAGACACCTGACCTTGGGATGGACCCAAGTGCTGTAGGTCGTTCACGGCCCACAGCGGAAGAAAAAGCAAACATGGCAATGGGTGGTATGGGTATGACTGAGGAACAGAAGGCACAGATGCTCGCTGACTTTGAAGCAGCAATGGCTGCACGAGATGATGATGATGTTCAAACAGGATTCCCGATGTACATTGGAGACGTGCTCATGAAGTCGGTTCAAAACCGTCTTTGGTGGCAAGGTCTATGACGGAGAACTCTCTGTGGGAGATGAGGGGATGACGCATGCCAGTAGTATTCTCACCCGGTGAAGCGGAAACACGCCCTCTCAACCCCGAAGAAATCGTTTACACGACTGCACAGAAAGTCGCTGATTTGCTTGGTATCGGACCGCAAGAAGCCGTCCTGATGTCAGCGAGTGCGGAAGCAAACGCAGTCTTTGTCACTGGTGCTGACTACAGAAACACCGGCTTTTCAGTTAGCGACATTTTACTTATTTACAGTGACGCTGACCCGATGGGTCAAGAGGTCACAGTCACAGCCATAACATCAACTACCAGCGGTGTAAAACTTACATTCACAGTAAACGAGGATGGTGTATCATCAATCAACCCCGGCTTGTATGAAACAGCGGACAACGGCTATGTCCAAAACACTGCCTCCTTTACCAACGGTAAGACACGAGGCGTCACAAAATCACATGTCGAGCAACGTATCAAAGAGATACAAGACCGCATCGACAACGTCACACACAACGCATGGCGTCCGAGCCTTGTCATTGCTGAGTACATCAACTTCGATACCTACAAGCCCTACCGTCGACGATACTACGTCGACTACGTCGGTAGCACGCCACTGTTGTTCCGCAACGTGCAACAGATGCTCCGCATTGAACTGTGGCAGGGCGACGACTACCGTGAGATATGCAGTGCTGAGGCACGTGTTGAAATCGCTGACTACAATGCATTGAGTGGCAAACGAATCGCCGTTTCGCCCGGAGGCGGAGGCTTTGGTCAGTTGGTTGTAGGAACGGGAACTACAAATTGGGACGACCGCTTCGACAAAGTATCAACAGCACAAAGTCTTGCCGACCTTATCAACAAAGAAGACCGCACGAATCGCAGCGCTATACCGCTGACTGAGACACAGGTAGGGGGTACAAAAGAACACGACATCGATGGTGCGGCATTCACGTTGCCCGTAGCAGGTGGCACGCAGTCTGTCAACGTCAATAATGAATTTTTGGCAACTGCCAATTCCGATTATGGTAACGGCAAATTGAAGATTACAAGCATGCGTCAAACCAAAGGTGGCGAATCCGCTACAATTGCTACAGACGCTACAACAGGCATTTCAATCAGTCAGACGACGGCTGTTACAGGAACGATGACGTATGCTCGTGCAGGTGCGATATGGACAGTTGCTTCGGGTGACACAAGCGCCTTTGCTGACTACGGTGTCGCAGTTGCAGTTGCTGACGGACAAACAACTGCGTTATTTGGTTATACAAGTAAGAACTCAACACAGTTGATTGACGTTCACTGGATGAATACTGAGCCTGTTCAAGCAACCAACTATACAATCACTCAACATCAATTCAAATCCGACATCGGCGCGTTTTCAGACGCAGGCGGCGACCAAGCCCGTCTCAAAGACTGGTGGATTGACTACGAAATCGGTATGATTTACTTCAACAACTCATACCCGTTTTTTGAGCACAACGCTGTCAAGGTGTCCTACATTTACGGCGAGCGATATTTGGAGAAGGCCATCGAAGAGGCTGCTACAAAGATGGTGGCTGTCGACCTGCTCATGGCTGACGACCGTTCTGTTCTCATCCCTGAGGGCAGTCAGAACGTACCGCTTGCACAAAAGATTCAGATGTTCAAAGAAGAAGCCAACTCAATCTTGAACAGATACAAGGAGATAGTTGTCTTTGAGTGATGAACATGAAGGAAGCACTCGACGTCGTTATTGAAAAGTTGGAGGCTTGGAACCGAGCCAACACAGGTAACATCAAGCCTGTCATCGCTGACATTGCTACAATCTCACCTGAGCGTGGTAAGCGTCAAGACCTACAGCGTTCGGACTTCGTGCTCGTGTACGAGACAGCACACAACGAAGAAGTCCCTGACTTGCTGTACAACTTCGTTACAACACGTGTCAACATCACAGTTGATGTACGCACGGCCAAGAGCCGTTCGCACCTGCAACTTCTTGAGAACGAGATTCGTCGTCTCGTCCACGCTGCACGCAAGGGCGATGCGACCAACTACGACCGCATGGTGTTCAAGACACGTACCGACCTCAGCGACCGTACCAAGCGCCTTTTCAGGCATACGTTTCAAATAGAAGTCGTGACTCTCGCTGAGTCAATAGCATAGGTGATACAATGGTAAGTCAGGCATACAAAGGAGACGTCTCGGAAGTCCTTATGGGGCACGAGACTGGTATCTTCATTGAGCATGGTGAGCCTTGTCACTTTGACACGACATTCAGTTCAAGCACACCTGACTTCAATACAATCACGTTTACCGAAACGGGACACAGTAACCATAGCACCATATTTGAAAATGGCAAGGCTATTCTCAAAGTCCCAGTTGGTATGCTCATTGGTCAGAAGATTAGTTTTCACAAAACAGCAGGTGGAGGCGGTTATACCAACCATTATTCTGACGGTATGACAAATAAGGTGTTTACAATTGTTGACCATACCGTTGAGAGCAACGCTACAAAATTGAAAGTAGTGCCACGATTTACTACAACTAGCATTGTAAGTGCTGCTGGTGATGCTATGCTTATTCACTCAACAGGTATGCCTACACTCGCTAGTGGTTCGACCTTTGCTCACAACGATAGTGCAGCGTCGTCAAGTGAGTTCTCACAAATTGACCAGTTCATTGGTCTTGCATCACACATGAAACTACCTGACACAAAGGTTACGATGCACCGACACCACGTTATTGGCTTGGGGCGTCAGGCTGCAATCCAACAAACAGGGCGTGTGTTCCACCAAGGTGCTCAGTTGGAGATGCCACTCAACAATCCTCGATGGTTGTATTACAGCCTTGGGCGAGAAGCGATTGATGCACACACATCCGTTGCAAGTTATTCACAAGCAGGTGTAATTAAAGCAGGGACGAAGGTCACGGTAGGTCAAACGTATGTGGATGTCAACAGCGTGGATTTTAACACGGGTAGTGGTTCTCACGCAGTTGCAATTGGTGACTACATCCTCATCCGTGATACGACACGCGTACCAGTCATCGGTTACGACGCTCCTGATACTGGTGCATCTGACGACAAATTTTGGCCGCCTGCATCGACATCCACGCTTGCATCTGATTCTGAACACTTTGAAGAAACAGAAACCAGTGAATTTAGACGCGTTGTTGCAATTGAAGCATTGAGCAGTGGCGTCCGTCTTTTTGTCGATGACCCATTTCAATTTGAGCACATCAACACAGATTCGATTTTTGCCTACAGATTCAACGGTACAACACTGACTGGTAGCCCACACGTCAATTCCGATGGTACGATTACAAATCCTACTCGACGCCTTTTGTTCTCAGGTGACACGCTCCCTTCGTTCTGTATTGAGCACAGCATTCGCAACCGTGACGTTGGCTCACACAGTAATGAAAACAGTAACGCACCCGGCTCAAGCACGGACAGCAAGCAACTCACGCGTATATTCCGTGGATGCAAAGTTGTTGAGTGGGAACTCAACGCAACCGTCGATGCCGAGGTGAAGTATCGTTGCATTTTCGATGCACTATCGTGTTACACGGACACTGGTCGGCTTGAGTCATCGAACCCCGGTGACAGGTACCGTGCTCATCGCCTGTTCCAAAACACGGCGACTGACGCAGCGGGTCGAAAGGAAACAGGCATAGCATCAGGTTCTGAGAAGCCGTTCATGTTTTACAACGGTACAATCACAGCCTTCGGTCAAGACATTGGCTTCATCTCGACGTTTGAGTTGCGTGGTAAGACGGGCGTCGAGATATTCCACACCATGGGCGGAACACCTGTAGCCGAATCAGTTGATAGCAACAACCGTTCGCTCAAACAAGTCCCCTACGGTGGCACACGCAACGCGTCGATTATTCGTGAAGGTCGAGAGGAGTTTGAACTGGAGATGGACGTTATCATACGCGATTCACTTCTTTTCCACGAACTCCGCACGCATCGTGAGGTATCAGGTACAGGCGGCTCAACTGGAAACATTATCGAGATGGTGTTCACAAAACCGTCGACTGGCTCGACAGGTAGCCAACAACAGATGCGTATCATCTGCGACGACTACGTAATTACAGACGCTCCAATCCCAGTACCTGACGACAAAGGGCTACTGCACTCCAAGATTATGATTCATCCCAAGAACATCAAGGTGATTAGCACCGACACCCTTTTCCATTGCTGAGTGATAGCCATGCCAATGAAACATGCTATAGCGCTTCATCCTCGCAACGAGATTGCTGTCGTTGTTGAAGAGGAAGAAGAAGTATTCAATCCTGAGGCTGGTAAAGTCTCAGACGCCCCGTTCGGCGAACATGTCGCTCCCAGCGAGCCACATGAGGCTGAGCAAGAAGCCCCCTCAGAAGAGGCTGCTTCAACCGAAACAGTGAGTGAGTTGGATGACAACACCGAAGAGAGTGATAATGGAAATTGACGGAAGCGAAGTGACAATAGAGGTAGCCAAACCCACGTTCTTTGACGTGCAATCTATGTCACCTATTTTCCTGAGTAGCGACCCGCAACTTGAGGATTACTGGCAAGAAGCATTCCGTCGATGGGTCACTGCAACACCTTCTATAGATTTCAAACAACTGTCAGCCGAGGATGGCGCTGAGATAGCAAAGATGCTACCAAGTCCATCCGAGGTGGTGAGTTGGCTAAATTTTCAACGAGCGAGGTCGGACGAATAAGGGACTACGTCAATGGACGTAAACCCGATGACTGGCCTCGCATACAACAACAAGCAGCAGAATATCTATTGATGACCCACTACTCCATGACACTGAACAAGGTGAGACAACTTGACCCGCAAGACGCAATCCAACTCCTCACATGGGCTACCGTCATGCAACAGCATGACAACCCTGAGCAGCGTGACAGTATTTACTTGGGATATGACATCATCCCGCCTTTGGAGTGAGAACAATGGTTGACGAAAAGATTGACACAGGTACGATGGAATCGATGAAGCGATTCTCCGAGTTTAGCGAAAAGTCACGCAACAACATGCGCTCCTTGCGTGAAGAGATTCAAGAGTTCAACAAGGTCATGAACGCTGCTCATTCAACAACAGACAGCCTTCGTGAGTCCCTGCGACAGATGAGCAACGTACAGCCTGCACAGCCAATCACAGAAGCGCTTGAGGCAGAACGGACGACGGCTACGACAAACGCACGGATTGCAAATGCCCCTACCCCCGCACAATCTCAGGCAGCCGAGCCTGTTGGAATGAGTCAGAATGTTACCATCAATACGCTTCGTATCGACGTTAGCGGGGTGACCGACCGCAGTGACAAGCGAGCACTTGCACGTGAAATCAGCGAGATGGTCACGAAAGAACTCCGAGCAAAGATGGGCGGCCCACTGTCCACGTCAGGATTAAATCGAGGTGTTTGATTTGGTTCAGCGTGTTCCTATTCGCCTTGTACAGGAGAATGGGAACCGTATCGACCTAGACGTACACACAATGGACATGGTCGTACATCGTGTCTTCTCAGCGTTCCCTATACCCTTTACGGGCGGCTTCAACGCAGGTGTTGACGTCAACCAAGCCAGTGTTGAAATTGAGTTGCAGGGTGTGTTTGTTGACGAACCCGGTCAGGCTGAGAGTGCAAAGGCGTCGGCTACCATTGAGTTTGGGGGAGATACTCCTCCTTTTTCTCCTCCCGATTCGGGTAGTGGTCAAGGTGATACGCCCAGTATTTTTCCACCTACATCTAATTCTTCATCAAGTAGGTTCCGCTTAGCAGGTGCTGCATTTAATCCATGGGGAGCAGGTCCTATATTGCCGACTTCACCGCCTGTTTCGGATGCAGACCAAGGGCAAGCAAATTTTTTGGCAAGACTTCACAATCGTTATTTTATCCTACCTAACGCTTATCGCATATCATTGGGGAATGCAACCCCTCCGGGCGGTAATTATGTCAAATTCATTTTCGATACAAAGCGAAGTGGCTCAGTCAAAGAACCGTTTGCATATCCACGCATGGTGACACGCAACACTGACTTGACAACTGCGAGTAGCAGTGCAATCAGTGCGAACAGTGATGGTACACTCACTATTTCAATTGCATCGGGTGACCCACGCACATGGTTTGAGACCCCTGATGACTTAGACGATACGGCGTTTGGACTTGCCGTTGATGATAGCACACTGTTGGGCTACGTTCGCTCAGTTACATCAAATAGCATTAAGTTCACACCGTTCGCAGGCGTTTCGGCATCAACTAATATTAACAGCAAAACAATACAAATTTTGACACGTACTGGGCGAGGTATTTACAATAAAGCAACTGACCCTCCTACCATCGCTATACCAATCAAGCATATGTTTGACGAAAACCCACCAAACTTTGCCGACGGCTCGGCTCGTTCTGTCGGAACTGCTACTGCGCCGGGTGAGGTGTTGGCCTACATCATCTCACAAGCCATTCAAAGCACGTCTGCTACGACCGTGGGAAGAATAAGCGATATTGATTTGGCTGTCGGTAGTGGGCAATTGTCAGACGTTTTCTCAGCAGAATTGGTAGGAAATGGCTATGGGTTCGATACGACTATCAAAATCACACAGAAGCATGCTGTTGATTTGGGGACATTAGGGGAGATACCTACTGATATACCTGCAAACATTCGACCTGTCATCAACCCCTTCACAGGCGGCAAGACAGGGAACAAAGTCAAGTCCGCAGGGGACAAAGTACAGGATATTCTTGGTATAGTTGCCAACAGTCAAAACTACATCCAAAACAACAACGGGACGACCATAGGTTCAGTGATGGACATGGGCAGTCAATTTAATCGGTGGGTTGAACATCGTCCTACCGAAGTGACTGGTACAGGGGACTACATCATTGGGATTCAAATACCTTATGATAGCAAGGTTACATTGGGTTTGCACGCACTGGACAACAGTCTTGCTCAACGCAATTTTTTCACAACGTTTGGTGATGCTAAAACCAACGAGAAGACGGCTGTCGCTAACAACATACACGCGTCGGTTGGTTTCAATCCAAGTGCACGTAAGCACCGTACGAACGGCATCAAGGCGGTTGTCACAGATTTTGTTACGATGCACGACGCACAAGAGCGATTGTACAACTTTTCAATGAAGTTGATTGCGGTTGACTCGCTACTATGAGGTGAAAAGATGTCATTACCAGTTCGTTTGATGTTTGGCGACAATCGCTTCACCATACCCGTTCAGGCTGAGGAGATTACTATGGCAGTGCATCGTAAGTTGCACACTTTTCCAATACCGTTTGATGGCTCGCAGCGAATTGGTATCGATACAAACATGGCTGCTATGCAAATGAACTTGTCACTGATTCTTCAAGACGATACGGGAGTGTTGCCAAACGACGAAGGACAACCTCTTGTGAATGTCTTGAATTTTGCAAAGTACAAGACAGGTGTCAACTCGCTTTCGTTTGCAAACAAGTTGTTGTTCTTACCAGTGACATTGTTTGGAGAAAACGTCGTTTACACAAGTTCTTCGGATTTTACACAGTCGCAAATCAAACTTGTTATGGACGGCTCAACGACGTCAAGTTTAGCGGGTGGTTCAGGTACACCCAGTGTACGTAGCGGACACACACTCCTTGAGAACGGCCAAGTCATCATCGACGTACCTGTAGGTGCCATCGACTCAGCACCTGATAACGGAGATTCAGCCGCTACTATTGCTCTTGCTGTAAAGGCAGCCTTGGAACTGACAACTCAAATCACGAACTTGAGCACTGGTGTTGACAACGTAGGAGGCAAGCGCGTTACCGATGCGTTTACTGTTACTGTATCAGGGCAAAATTCAGCGGTTCTTTTGATAGAACAAAAGTATGTCGACCCTACACGGGAATTTTCGTATACTCTTGACAAAGCACCCGACAAAATAACAGAAATAACAGTGAGCCTTGGTCCGGGTCAGGGGACTGTAACGTTTCCACAAGTTACGCTTGGAGGTACACTACTTACTCAAACAGCCTGCTTACAACCCAACTTGCCTTTGCTGGGTGTTTCAGGCAGAACAATGAGCGCAGGTGATAAGGCACAGACGCTGATGGGACTGCTTGCTAACGCCAAAAACTCACAGGATTTGCTGAGAGGTATTCAAATTCCATATGACTCGTTAATTCAATCGGATGCAGTCACACCCGAAGTTCGTAACTTTTTTACAACGTACGGTCGGAATACATCTCCATTACTCAAGTCATCTGAGGCAAACACCTCACCCGCATCAAAATCTATGATTTCACCGTCGACCTCGTCTAAAAATGGACAAAGTGTTTTGGACGAAGCGAGCGAAGCCGAAGGAACGAATTTCATTGATTTGTTGATTCGTTCAGGTGACGCAGTGTTGGACTTTGCGTTTGACGATGTTCTCAACTTGGGTTCATTGTATGACGGTCTCAAAGACATTGCTACGGGCGTAGGTGATGCGCTTAGAGGAGAAGCATCTTCGCAATCGAAGGCTAATGGCATTTACGTTTTACCTGAAAAGTTTCATTTACGCAAGGAGGCTGGGAAGAACTACTACGTGGCCGACCTCGATTTGATTATGGTTCACAAAGTGGCAGGTGTTTGATTTGGCTGTATCGGCGGACTCCACATATGCCATGCGATTCAACGGTATCTCGGATGCTGTCATCATCCCAATGCAAAACTTTGCACAAGCGTCAGGTAACTTTCAATCAGGTGCACCAGTCACTGATATGCTCATACCAACCGCACTTGACTCATTTACGTTTGAGTCTTGGGTTATTCCTGATTCGGGAGGTATTGTATGGGAATACGAACATGTCATGCGACTTGCTGTCGGCGCTCCGTCAAGCAGTGCACCTGCAAGTTTCCAAGTAAAGTTACGAAGCAAAGACACAGGGAACGAAAACACGTTCACACTCAGCAGCGCAACCGCCATAACCAAGCCTGACGGGACGGTATCGCACTACGATGGTGTCACCTACCCACGAACTGCTTTAGTAGTACACGACGCTTATGACGCACTCGACGGACTCAAACCTCACAACGCTGCTGTACATGATGGACATCGAGAGTTGCTACAGGTGTCGGTTATGTTCAACAAACGTCACCTGTCTTTGCGAATCAACGGCGACATTGTTGCTGCGAAAACACTGACATCTGACCATGAACTGGTCATGTACCCAACACAGGTGTTTGTTGGTGGACAGGGCGGTGAATTCCGTGGGACGATAGAAGCCATACATTGGGCACGGGGTGCTCATGACAGTAGCGTTGATTCGTATGCTCCAGTATTAACCGATTCGACTCTTGGCCTTTGGCGATTTGAAGAACCTATTGAGCCAATATCGACTATTCTCGCACTCCCTTCACTTTCAGCATCAACGTCAGCCAACTCGACCATTACAATTGGAGCAACGGAAGCCCAGTCACTCATTGATGTACTAACAGGTAAAAGTGGCATCACATCAATTGACTTGACTTCCGCTACTTATTCCGCAGGCAATTACACCGTGACAAAGAACGCAGCCAACTCAGAAAGCACAATTACAATTCCCCAAGTATCTTTTAACTTACTCATTAACCCTCTCGGCTATAATCGGACAACTGGTGTACCCAACCGTGAGGCACCTGAACGTGTACGTCTGACGAATGTTGACGCAAGTGCTGGTACGATAACAGTCGAAAGCATACACCTCGACTTTGTCTCAAACACAACAAACGGACGACGTGGTTTACTCATGGCGCACAGTGCAAGCGATGCAGTCATTGTCATAGGTGATTGTCTTGTTGACAGCGGCACTGCAAACCAAGGCGTAGGTACAGGTACACAATTTTCAAACAGGCAAGGACAAGTCGCCGTTGACGAAAGTGACTTTGAAAACCATGGTATCGTATTTTCAACACGAATGGCAATCGCCGATGACCCGTACATGAAATATTCAGCGACTACGAACATGGGTGCTGCATTCACGGCAGGTCACACGGGTCGACACATACTCAATCATGTCAAGAGCCATCCTTACATTGGTATGCTACCGCGCCCGATTGATTCAGAAGTCGAGCAAAACATCGACGGCTCAGCATCAGTTATGACTGCCACCTTTGCTCCACAGTATGCAAACGTACGTGATGCAGCGCCTGCGAACTCAATCGTCTCGTTCTATGATGTTTCAGGACCGTTTACAGTCGCATCAACATCATTTACAACGGAAGTCAAGCAAGTTGTCGAAAACGGCATGGCAGGTATTACAGACAGCAATCGTGACCTTTTAGCGTTAGGTGTCGAAGATGTAAGAAACTTCTTACTTCGTTCAGCCACATCGACTTCTCTTACCTCGCTCACTACAGATAGCGACGAGCACATCCGTCACATGACACCATCTTCTGAAAGCCGAACTGCCATGTTGGAAATACCTTCTTTGTTGCAGTATGGTCGCCCAGCGCTTGTTCAGGTCAAATACAACGCTGTCGACATTACCGGTCGTGGTATCAAACATGCTGCTACTGCACGACTGACCGCAGGTATCAGCGGTGGTGGCACTGTACTCACGTTTGCTTCTGTCAAACAGTTTGGTGCTAATACTGATACAATCACTGCTGACCTCATTAGTATAGGAGGAGAAGTAGCGGGTGCAAGTTCAATCACTGCAACAATCAGTCACTCGGCAAACACACTCACGTTTTCGTCAGCCACGACAGGTGCATTCCAGTCAGCGGCTACTACAAACGCAATCGTCAATTCGTATCTCAGTCACGGGGCACTTCTTGTGGAGAGTACTTATCCTGATGTTGGAGAGGAAGTTACTTCGGGAACACGTATCATCGATTTGATTCACACGGACATCAAAGCAGGTAACGCTGTTGTGCATGCAGCAGGTGGTGTGCTTCGCTGTGTTACTACGAGTCAGATGCTTTACAAAGAAGGAGAATTGAACGGTGATGATGAAGAGGGTCACCAAACAGAACGTGTTCTCGACTTTACAATGTGCCCTGAAAATTATCTTCCAGTCCACACTTCCGATTCGCCCCAACTTAATCCACGTCGCATACTTTCTCCTCGTGCAAGCAACAGCGCCCGTGATTCGGTGTTCAACCGAATCGTGATTATACCCTCAAGCAATGGCAACGACAAGTTCGATGTCGACTTAGACGGCCATCTTGTACAAGGTAAGCAAGGTACTGTTCGTAAAAGCACAGGCGTTTTCGTCAATAACAACGGTGGTCACGCAGCAGGGACGACGACAATCACTGTCGATGGTGCCAACGCTACCAATTTCTTCGGCGCAGGGACACGTCTTTTCAGCCTTGATGGTGTTCAACTTGGTACAGTAGGTAGTTCAACTAGTACCTCAATTACATTAGCATCAGGTAGCACACAAGCAGTCGTTGACAACGAAGAATTGTTTTACCAACCGATGGGTAAAGCAGTCGGGACAACTGCTCAAAGCAGTGGTGTGCACGAAGTATTTGACATCGTTTCGCACACTACAGACGGTATATACACCGAATTCGTTGTACAGCCGTCTGACCGCAATCGATTTACACAATTGTCAAAATTGTTTACAAACGAACAAGGCACAAACGTACGAGCCAACCAGTTTGAAATCCATTATCTCATGGGACGTGGTCGTGCGCTTACAATGTCCGACGGTGACGCAGGTACCTCAGTCCTCCGAGCACACGGACTTGGGGCTGACTTGGCTGCTAATTCAATCAGTGTCAAGGGTGACGGAGCACCTGATTCATTCATCGTCAAGGAGACGATGCCCGGTTCGCCAGTCGTCACAGTAACGCTTGGGGGCGCAGGGCAGGGTGCTATCAACACGAAGCCAACCTACAACCCTTCGCCAACGGCTCGACTTGGTTGGTCGACACGCAGGGATTGTTCAGTCAGGGTGTCGGCAACTACCAGCACGAAGGTTACGGTTGTGCCCCTCAACAACAAATCGGCAGCGCTTGCTTCATGGGGTACTTACTGTTTCCCAAAAGTTGGTCGAATATATTTTGGAGTGCCTGTGGAGTCAGGTGATAGTGCGACGAAGTATGCCTCAGCCGAATACACCAGTAAAGACGGAACGCAGTTCACGTTCTCTTCGGGAACGGGTCATACTGGTAGTGGTAAGTTTTTACTTACTGATGGGTCTGAAAGCGATTCTCTCAGTGCTTGGCTAACGGCGACTGGGATGAAAGCAGGCTCAGTCATCGTGGTCGACGACCAGTTTAACGAAGGCTCAATGTGCAACGACGGTACAACCATCAACGACCGATTGTTTCAAACGCTTGACACAGTACAGCACGACTATCAACTTGGCACGCAATACGCAAGCACGCGTGCAATGGTCGAGATACCTCTCTTCGATGACTTCTTCTTTGAAAACGAGGACGAGGGTATCTTCCCCGGACCTGACAACAGCATGAAGTTGCACCTTGACCCAACATATGCTGCACCGACATGGGCACCTAATCCTGTTGGACGACGCGCACCGTCTATTGCGCCCGAAGACCCAACGGTCAACAGTGCATTTTCAACATCAATCAAAGAAAACAAACACCGTCGAGGAACTGTTGTAAGTCAGCCATACGATTCAACCAACCGACGCATTTATGTTCAAGACTACAAGGTCTTCCCGATTGCTACGGCTGCACCTGTTACCGTTGCATCAATTGATGGTGCACTGCGCTATCGTCGTGCATTCTTGCCATCAGGTGAATGGGTATTATACGACACTCGCAACACAAGCGGCTACCTTGAAGTGGCAGGTAACGTATCATCTGATGATAACTGGGCGTTCAGCAAGAACTTCTTGCAACAACTCTCAGTCGGTGTATCAATCATGCCTGCTTCGGGCTTCCAAGACATGAATTATCCGTCGATTGCTGATAACCCACTGGTTGACAGTGCAGGGTTTGAGGCTCGTCGACCTTACTACTATGACCGTGCAAACGTGATGACACAAGGAGGCAACGTGGATTATGGTATGAAGCAATATGTCAGTGCCGTCGAGTTCCGTGCAGGTCCACGTGCAAATCCGCATCTCAAGCGCATCAAAAACAAGCGTGCTCGCTCAACTAGCAATCAGGCTTACGTTCTCAGTACGTTGGTATTGGCTGACATAAGCGACTTTCCAAAGAGTAATGCCCACGCATCGAATTACAAATACCGAATTGCTTGGTGGAACGGAACAGTGTACAAATTTGCTCACTACGATACAATCAACACTACAACAGGTGCGATGGTACTCAACAACATCGATTCAGGATTCACTCCACAGATTGGTGATGAAATCATCTTATGGGATATGCACGCACCTTCCGGTGTTTACCCTGAGGTCAAGGAAGACGCATTCCTCAATACCGCTTGGGCAAACCCATATTGTAACGGCGGACTACGAGCAGGTGACACAGTTTGGATGAACATGCACTACACAAACCCTCACGCAATCGAAGGACTGTTCTGCAAGAGTCGGGGCACACTCAATGAGGCTGAGGTATGGAGTGGATTCTTAGAAGGTGAAGGCGATTTCGCTACAACACCACGTGAAAGCATAGCAATGGAGAACTTCTTGATTGGCAATTCGTGTATTGAAACCGCACGTAACTTTGTTCAGCACGTCAACAAAACGATTGAATTGAACTATGAGGCGTTAGGGCTGGATGCGGCGAACGCACCTACTGTAGCATACATTGACCCCTACCAATCGACTGAGGAGCATGCTCGTGTATTGCTATACGATGTAGCACACGACCGTGAGTTCATTGCATTCCAAGACCTGTGGATGCAAGTACAGTCAAGCCCACAGGCTGCAACGATAGGTGCTGAACCTCAGTCCACAGGTACAATCAACAACCAAACGACTGGAGCAGGTACAGGACTTGACGTTGCCAACGGCTTCCCCTCACAAAACAAATCACTTGCGTCAACCACTCAGTCTGAGTTTATGGAAGCAGCGATGGCACACAAGTCAACGTGGAACTTGAACGTGGACTTGAGTACGCACGCTACTGGTTACCACGGGCACACACCGAGTGACCCTGACCTCGTAGGAATACAAGTACGTACAAACCCTGCTGTATCGTCAACAAAGGATGACTTGGCTAACGATGAACATCAACAAATCAACGTATCGACCACTGAAAACTCGACGTTCTTTGACACACCTGATGGGACACGATGCATTCCAGTATTCTTAGCACTCAAGGGTATTCGTACAACATCGCTTGATTTGTCAACGCATGAAGAATCTCGCTTACAGCATTTGCCTCACTGGTCTGATATGGACTTTGTTCGACGTCTTACCATTGATTTTGGTGAGATTGGAATGAAGGATGGTATTCGCAACATTGAGGCTGCTGCTCGTGAGATTGTTCGTCTGATAAATCAAGCAGGTGCACCAAACGGACGGACACATGCACGAAAGCCAGCCGACCAATACTTTGGCGAGAGCGAGCGATTCGGCCTGTCACGCGTAGCAAATCAGGCTGACGTGACAAACGGCATTACCGACCCCACTGCTGCCCATCTTAACGCAGGCTTTGCTGCTACCGGAAGCACGCATGACCCCTCTCCGTTTTGGGACAAAGAACGAGCGTTTGCTTCGCATGACCGTGGTACACACATGGGTTATATGCGTGCTCACCTCGGCCGAGTTGTATCGGATTCAGGTGGTAAATCGGGATTCAGTATCATCATTCACAGCACGATACCCGGTGCGTCAGGTCGTAATTTCTGTGTATGGCTTGACAACGCACGTGGTCAGTTGTCCTACCGACCACAGTTCTTGATTGGTCATGGTGGTCGATTCCGTAACTATTGGTGTCAGCCTGACGAAATGACAGGCGAAAACATGCACCCTGCGCCAATGCCAATCAATCGCTTTGGTCGCCCATTTGCACCAGTCACCACGCTCAAAGAATATCTTCCGCCCGATGAGGTGGATGAACCATTCAGAAACAACCTTGAGTTCGGGCCTGAGACAACAGGTACATCGAGCAACATGGCTTCTTCGACCAGTGAAATCGCATCAGGTCGCAACTCCAACACAATCATTGACGAATCGTTTGAGGCAAAAAGCCCTGCTTCTCAACTCATCGACGGATTGCGTATTGGTACACATGCACGTGCTCGCATCAATTTCGGCGGATTGACACAGGCAGGTATACCCGGCTGGGCACCCGACGCAGGTAACTGGGGCTTTGGCCGTGACCAACAAGATACTCGTTTTGAACACATCTATGGTAACAACGTCGCTGCATTTGCACAGCATGGAACAGTCGATGCTACATCAACTGGGGGCTACATACCTGATGAACAATTGAGAACAGACAGCATAGGCGACGGTCAATTGTACGGTATTCGATTTATCGACCACCGTGGCAAAAACCACACCATTCGTATGGTATATCGACAGCACAGTCAGTCGTTTGCAAACGATTTAACCGTATTACCGTCAACACTCGACGACGAAGTAGTCATTCACTTCGATGACCGTGATGTCGGACAAGGTGGGTTTACCATTGGTAAGCACATGTTCGGAGAAGGTGACGTGTGTGGAGAGTTTACAGCAGGTACGAAAAAGAAATTCAAGGGCAACCTATGGAATAATTATCCGTCACCTGCGACTGGTATATCAGCAACAGTACAGGTCGTTACAGTGAGTGGGGCTGATGCTCTCAAGATTACATTCACGGCCCCGTATGACACAAGTAGCACCTTGAATCATCCTGACATCTTGGGCTATCTCGGATTCCCTGAGAAGGGTATGATTCAACTCAATGACGTAAATAGTTCAGGTGTTGCCGGCAACAACGGGGAGCCACTGTATTACCAAAGTCGTTCGTACCATGGCAAAGCGGGTGCATCAGGGGTACACTACTTGTACAACGTTGAAGGCAACACGTCAGCATACGGCTCAGGTGAAACACGAATCATCTGTCCACGGATGTCGTTTACGTCGGTATTGACAGACGAGGTCATGGCTGCTGCTGTTGAGTTTGCTCTAACCATGGATGACCCGAACAGTGCGGATGTCAACAAGACCACATTCGACTGCACGCACATGCTTGCACCTGACGGTCGCACACTTGGTGAATGGGGTGTATCTCCTACAGCCATCCGTGTCAAATCACATTCGGCCTCCAAGCGAATCATTCCACTACGTAAATTGTTTGAAGTCAGTCGTGAAAAAGATTGGGGATTCCAAGCGGGAGCATCGGTCCAAGCAACTGGTACCGACCATTTGGGTGGTCTTTCAACAGATGAATTTGACGACGGAACACGACTCGATGTCGGGTACATTCCGAAAACTGTACTTCACATCACTACGAAGTATCGAGGTACAAATGCAAACACGGCAACGCCTGTTCTTGTCGATAGTGCAAACAATGTCGTTGACACGATTGATTGGAAACAAAACCTACGAGGTAATACATTCTATAGAACAGCAGGCGACCGTGTTATACCGTGTGTCAACAGCCCTATGATTAACGTTCACAATACGAGCAGTACAGGCATTACGTTACCTACAAGCCAATACCTGTATCTCATCACTACACCTGCATCAACCGATACAGACAGTTGGGCTGAAAAAATCACAGTATGGCTCGGCAGTGAAGAATCAGGTATTGTATCAAGCAAACCCGGCTCGACATCAACGACTGAACTTGAGTTTGTAGCCGATTCAGCACAGTGGAGTGGAACAATTGCTAACAGCGACATCCTTGTAAGACAAGGTTCTATAGAATACTCTTCTGAAGTAGGAGGCATTCGTCGAGCAGGTAGCCATCATGGTGAGCCGTTCTTGCACTTCCGAGGCGCACATGACAGTCCTGACCATTGGGTACCATTGTACTTTGGTGGTGGATTCTCAGGCGTAACACTTGATGTCAATGACGGTACACAAAATGATTACAGTGAGTTCTATGAGCACCCATACTCAGGTGGACCGACAGGTTCGGCTGGATTACAAAACGTAGGTGAGATAGCAGGTTCATACGCTTTGCTTGATGCAAACGCAATGCTCGCTATGTTCCCCGGAACTCCGTATCTCGACCAACATGAAGGTCGCAACAGCATGCCATTCTTCAATCAAGATGCTATGCTGTCATTTGATTTGGATGCGGGTAATAGCACAAACTCTTCTAGTACGGGGGTAACGTACACAGGTGGTGGAACGACTGTTCGCTGTCAACGACCAAGTCCAATTGTCCTTCGATTCTCACACCCACACGCTCGTTATACCGCAGCGGGTGATGCAACTGACCATACAACGTACATGATTTTTGGACCCGGCCAAAGCGTGCCTCACAACTTTGCAGCACACGAGCCGCAACTGTCGAGCATTGTTACGGGCGGAAACGGCTACAGCGCTGTGCCTACTGGTAAGAACTTGCCTAACGAGATTGCACACGGTGCAGCCAGTCGTAATGGATTCAGTGCTCACTTGCCACCTACTGCCGAGTATCAGAAAGGCAACGTGCAGGGCTACAACTATGTTATGAATTGGGAACCATCTAAGGGTCAACCGAACAGTACATTGTTTGCTCAGACGGCAGGGCAAGGATTGTTTTACGATACACAAATGACTGCAACAAATCCACCTGCTCACGCTCACCCGATGTCATATGTGTTTACGAATTATGCAGGTGTTGCAATGGGCGCATCAGGTCTCGCGACAACACTTGCACGCTCGTGCGTTTGGCACATGGACGGAGGCTATCACCCCGGCGGTCATTTCCTTGACAACCACATCGAACGAAACCCAAAGCACCCAGTATCAACTCTGCGTATATCGACTGGCTCAAACGCTCAGCAAAACCCTACAGTATTCCGTGTGTCGTCTTTGTTAGGAACTGCTTACTTAAGCACTTTTGGAGGCGACACAAACATGACAAGCAACGCAGATTACGTTGTTATCGACGCTACTCGTGCACAGAATGCCGAGGAACTTGCTACAATTGTTTCAGCAGGCGTCAACACATTCCCCGGAACTGACCCACTCAAAGCGATTGGTGGTACGTTCCTGCCCTCGTTCCAAACCGCTGCCAAGCAAGACCGATACGGTTGGGTCGAACTAACGATGGCTACTGGTGGGTATACTGCCGAAAGTGGCGCTGCTGCAACATTACAGGCCAACGCATCTATTCCTACAACATTACCTCAATACGGTTGGCTGCGTATTACAGACGGAGGTTCAAACGTAGGCTTTGCATCTTATGCTTCTTACAGTAGTGCTACGTTTACATTAGCGAAGAACTTGACAACTACAACCAATATTGTCGACCCGACAACGAAGGCTGCTGTTACAGCATCAACCATCAACGGATTGGGAGCAGGTGCTGTCAAAATCTATGTGTGGACAAAGGCAGGTACCCATCGCTACAACAACACTTCCGAAGCCCGTGACCACATGACACAGGTTCACTACAGCGGTTACGCCGATGCCGTTGACAGAACCAAGCCAATCGGAGCAGTTGGTTGGTCGGGCGAAGCGTACTCGTATCTCAATTCGTACAACGGTACTCAAATCGGCAGCACCAAGTTCCCTGCTGGAAAAGGTGCTTGGCATCCGTTCCTCGGATTTAATCCATATGGGGCAGCCGAATCTTGTTTGTCAGGTAGTTCACCCATCGGCGCTGACTCAATGCCTGCAAGCGTATATGAGCAGTCATGTGAGATTGGTTTAGCCTCACGTCATTTGATTGCTATCACGCACGAAAGCGAGATGCCTTTGATTGCAAAGGCTGACCGTGATGGTATTCTTTGTGCAGGTGACTGGCTTGACCTCAAACGGGGTGGAAATATTACACACGCAGGTACAACCCAGTGGGACACTGCGAAGGTACACAACCGTGACCGATACGTTGGTCCCGCTACAGCAGGTCCGCACGTTGAAGCGATGATGTTGGCCGATGTAAGTTCTTACCCACAAACAGCCTCATACCCTGCTGTTGGCACGGAAACGTACTGGCACAGTCGTGTTACATCGGCAGCCCACATCGAACGAGCCGACCCATGTCAAAGCCCTACAGGTGATTTGTTTTGGGACGAATCAAAGGTCACTGCGAGCCAGTTCCACGAAGACACTGCTACGTACGGTGTAACTTGCCAAGGTATTACATCACCGACACAGTACAGTGCAACAGGAACTGGCATTTACAAATTTTACAAAACACAAAACCCTGCTCGCAACTTCAACGAAGAACACGTTGTATGGAAGCGTATGGACGGTGGTAATCTTACTATGCCTGCGTCTAACGCACGGGGTCTTGGTATGGTACCGTGGGTCTATAGAAAGGATGGCGGAGCCTACAAGAAGGTTGGTGAGAAGATACTTGGAAACAATCGATTTTCGTTTGAAACAACAAACGGTGCGATGTTCCCAATCATTCAGGCACAGGAGTTGTCACACCCACAACTAGCCGAGCAAAACCAATTTGCTACAAAAATCGAGGATGCACTGCTCATACCAAACGAGGAGATACAATTCCAAAGCCTACAGGTCGTCGATGACACTGGGCAAGAGCACAGAATCGCAGGTGGTAGTCCGCTTGGAACAGTCATTCTCGATTTCAGGCATCTGAGCAACAGAGAAATAGAAGGCTTGTCACCTGCACTTGCAGGTTCAGGCATATCACCCAACCTGAAAATACGACTACCTGACCCTGACGATATTCCGGGCAACATTATCATTCGTCCAAGTTTTGACCGCATACAAGGCTATCAGAACGAAACAATGGGTAGCGGTGGCATGCAGCATCCGTCGCAGCCTCAACAGGCAATTACGAACATGTTCAACAATGCTCAGCCCGGACCACGTGCTTGGCCTACGTGGGAGAACAATGGATGGGAGCATCTGAGCCAAGATGGTACAGACATATCGACAACAAAGAGTAAGACACGACTTGGTTCGCCTGACTCTTCTGTCGAAGGTTGGTCAGACCACACAAACAACAACCCACTTGAAACAGCCTACGAGCCACACGACCGTTCACTACAGTTTCACGTCACAAGAATGGGCATAACAATGACGCATCGTGACGATGTTGATGAACTGACTTTCAGTAATTATGACGATGTGGATAACGAAATCGACGTTTCGACCACACCGGAACCATCAACTTGGTTGAATGCAAGTGAACGAAGCGGTGGCCGCTGGTTCTTACGTGTCTATGACCCAACAACAAACAAAGGTGTACTTGCTTCGTACACAGGTACAGATACTGACAGGTTTATAGGAGTCGTTGTATCTCCTGATTTTATATCGTTCGTTACTGGCAAAATAGGACTCAAGGTCGTACCTTCGTATTTCATGCCTGCGGGTAGCACTCGTTTCTTTGCATCACGTCGGTTACGTGACCACAGCGAGTACAGTGGCTCAAGCCCTGACATGCCGAACATCGATTGGTCAAGCATCACTACGACTCCTTACACACAATTGACGGCGCCGAAGATGACGCCGATGCCAATCCCTCGTATGGGTCACCACTACGTCACGCCGACAATGGCACTACTACCCGGTCATTACGCTCACCCTGCTTATCAGCGAATGTACGATTTACACCTTGCTTGTCGAAGTGCATCAAACAAACCATTTGAAGATGCTTATTTGGGCGATACGGAAGTGGTAGCCAACACACCCGGACGTGACCCTCTTGTTTGGTTCAGTGGACCAACGGCAGCGTTTGCCCCGTCTGACATTCACGGTGGTGCGTTTACGCTCATGACCGAAACGAAAGTCAAGTACGATGGCTACGGTATCGCTGCGTCAAATGGAACAGCAGGTACGACAAACTCACAAGGCGGTCATTCGATTGTACTGGAAGCAGCGGGTACGTACACGCTTGACAACCACTTCCCTGACCCAATGGAAGTTGGTGCTTATCAGATTATCATTCAACCGAACGTGTTCTCACAACAGATTACTGGTTACCATCTCAATCACAGTGATGCAACCAAAGCCCCATCCGAGTCAGGTGACAAGGTAATAGAACTCACTGGTCAGCAAGTCAACACTGTCATTGCTATAGAACACGATACTTCGGGTCTTGGAGGCATAACGCTTGTCCTTGCCGAAGCGACCATGGCCGACGTACGAGGCTGTGAGATTATCATCAATGAAGTTATACTTGACTTGGAACCTGATGCGGGAAGTCAATTCACCAACATACCTACATTGGGATTGTATAACCCGCTTGGTGTTGATGAAACTGCATCACCTGCATTCACACGCCGTAGCCTACCATACCGACCGAACATGTTCATTCAAACAACGCCGGGTATGACTACAACAGTACCATGGTGGGCGCAGTTGCACAAAGATGGTGCACGTAACAGTGCGGCTGACGAGTTCAAGTTCCTTGAGTGGCACACACCGGACCATTACTATCAACTCAATCGACCTGCGTTTGGTTCAGTAGGTGCACAAATTACGCTTGCAGGTTTCTCAACTATTTACCCTGACATATATGGCGAGCACTATCGAGCACGCAGTCTCAATCCAAGTTGCGTTGTCATTTCGTCCGATGCAAGTGCACAGACAATCACAGTCGACAGCAATGAGTTATTCCCAGTGGAGCCGTACTACGGTGAAGTATTGGAATACATCGACGCCGGTGGAGAGCGTCGTACGGCTACGTACACGAATCGCACAGGTACACTAGCACACGCTACATTGGCTGCGGCAACGACGTTTGAAGGCGTATCGACAGCCAACCTGTTCTTCACCAATCTGACCGCAGGTACAATCCTACGACTCAGCGGACCATACGACAACAGAAAAGCGGGTGAAGTGTTCAAGAACTCCGAATCAAGTATTGCTACTCGTACACTTGCTCAGACGTTTGCAGGCACACGAGATACAAACTCATTGCACACACCTGACGCATTCTTGTGCATGTGGCATCCGAATCTTGGGCGCCCGTATACATACTACTCAGATGACAGCAGTCGTTCGTTCTATAGCGCCGCGGGTGCAGCCGACTCACCTGTCAACAAAGCATCGCTCAACAACATCCCTGAGCACTTTGAGACAATCCACTATCACGACTTCTTTTATGCTGCGTCGAAAGGACCATTTGCACTTGGTATGAGTTGGGTCGCTCCGCCACACGATGCGGACAATGACGCTGCCACAACTGACTTCCATGACGGTTCAATATACACTGGTGCCCAAATGGATGCACTGGTTGATGGTACTGGTACACTCGACCATCAGGGTGGCACAGACGGCTCAGACAAATACAACTTTGCAGGTTACTGGCCGAGTGGCTCCCGTGGAGGCGCTGGTTCAAGTCGTCTCGACGGATTCCTTGAGGCTGTCATTGGATGGGGCGGTAAGTTGTTCGGTATCGATTGTGTCGGATTCCGTGACGACAGCGGCATCGAAGAACGCACCTATGCACAGATGACATCTGATTCGGATTATGCACGAAACACGTGCTTTGGTTACCGCTTTTCGGTAAGACAGCCATACAACCGACCACGATGGTCTCCGTATGTGCGGGGTTGGATTGAGGGGACACAGACAAATGCGTTGCTCGGTTACTACCATGGGCCGTTTGTTCAACAAGACAACAAGACAAGTGGTTGGGATTATGTTGGTGCTGACACCTATCATGCATCTTCAAACCCCGACGGACAATCCGATGCGGACTTCCCTGCTACTTACACTGGTATACTGGAGCGATTGACACAGATTAGCGCCATGCTCAACCAAGACCAAATCGGTCGACAGGTTCGGTACAGCGACGGTCGTCGAATGACACAGCCGTTTGGTTGTCCTGTACGCACAGTGCGTAACGCATCGACAGTACGACGCATGTACCCGAACGACCATGCAGGTTTGGGCATCGCTGAACTTGCTCAGGCTCACCGGTTCTATCTGATTGACTGGTGGGGCAACACACGTGGTGAAGACGTACGTCGATTCCCAGTGCGTGGGTTTGGTATTCGACCTGCGTGGGACCCTGAGGATGCCTACGCTGACACCAATGTTACACATCGACCTGCTGCGAACAGCCTGTTTGGTGGTGACGGCACTGACCGCTACAGCGGTAACGCCAACAACGACAACAACGCATCTTCAAACATGGGCACTGCGGACTGGTTTAACCCTGCCAGCGCCATGCGAGTCGGCGACCGTGGTGACGGACGTGGTGTCCGTTGGCCTACACACTTCAACGAGAGTCTGTTGGCCGACGTATCTGAAACAGTCGAGCCAACAGGATTGGTTGTATCACAACCTACCGCTGAGCCGACTGTAGGAAAAGGATTGATTCGTCCACGAAACGATGTACTGCAAACCGATGAAGTCGAACGTGGTATCAGCAACCGACTTGGTCTTGCTGACGAAGATGGATTGCTTAAGCCGACTGCCATGGTCAGTGAAGGGGTTGAGTCAGTAACTGCTAACTCGCTGTTGGCCGAGCCTGTTGGTGGCGATGGAGTGCGTGCGGGACTTGACGTCGATACTCTTGGCGAACTGAATGATGGCATCAGTCGTGAGTATGTCATCATGAGTACAGAAGCACACAGTCTGCACACTGACCGTGAGGTTGGGCAACGTACAACGCTACGTGGGGCACTCGACATTGGTAGCCAAACACTTGGACACCTCAACATGACATCACTCTCTTGGAGTGGACAGCCTGTAAAGGGTGTACTGCGTGTATCGAACGCTCACGCATTTTGGGCGCTCGGTGGCACATACGTGATGGATTGGTCGGTGCGAGAAGGTGTGCTGTCTGACTTCGGCTGGGGCGCAACTGCTGCGGCTGATTCGACGAACCCGTATCAGGATGCGAACCATTCGCCGAAGGTTGACCGTACGAACAACACGGACAGCACAATCGAGTTCTTACTGCGTCCGGTCATGACACTTGACAAGTCACACATCCAAATGTTCCGACATAATCCTGTCGTGACAGGTAGTACACCACAGGCCAGTCCGAACTTTTATGCAGCCACAGGTGGTTGCAAGTATGGTTTCTATGTCAGCGATGCACCATCAGCCCGTACAGGTACGCCTTCGTCGCCTCCGTACAAGCCAGTATACGCCATTAAGCCTGCAAGCAGCGTGACTACATCAACGAGCGACGGTCCGAAGATTCTCGGCGTCGATGTGACAGGATATACCAAGACGGATGTAACGCAGCCAGTCGCTCGTATCGTCATGAGTGAGAACACGCTTGAGCATTTCCGCAGCGATGCACCTCGTCGATTGGCCGAGGACGGTGAATCTGACTTCTCAGTGCAGCCACGACACAGCCAAACCCTACACCCGAAGGGCAGTTCGGGCGATACGTCTTTTAACACAGGCGACCACAGTGGAGAGTGATAGCATGATGCCGATGGATGAGGCTTGGCTTATTCTCAAAGCCAGTCGGCAAATGAAGTTGTACAACTACATAGAAGACTACCCCGGTATGGCTCCAGTGACTGCTTATCGGGGAGTTCCTTTTTTGAGTACACGACCGCGTGACATATCCACACACAGTCAAAAGCGTAACAACCCTATAGACATGAATACTATGGGTACGTTTTGGGCTGAACGAGGTACGAACGAACCTCATGCGACTGCGTCAACTTTTGGTATTATGGGGGCGGAAGAAGGGCGACCTGCGCTTTCACGTGTTCGTGTGCTTGGACACAGAGGTCCGTTAGAAGGTAGCGGAAGAGTTCAGCGAAGAACAGGAGTATGGAATCCTACAAATGATGCATTTTTGGACGAGGCAATTCTTTCTCATAACGAACCACTTGATTTAGAAAACTTAGTCATCTCTTTACCGTCAGAAAGTGAAACATTCGGTATGACTGGGGATGAATATGAAAATTGGGTTATTGAGCAAAAAAGGTTACGTCCGGGTTCTTATACTGATACTGAACCTGATTTGTTATTGGAGGACAATTAGATGGCTGACGCATACAACAGAACGACAGGGCGATTTAGTGAAGCCCAGTCAACTGTCATGAAGCGTGTTCGCAAGCCGTCGTTTGTTGACAACGCTGTGCGTCACGCTACGTACGTGTCGTCGGCTACCAAGCGTGTAGCAGGCTCACCTGTGCGTACAGACTTTGAGTCGTCGACTGACAAGACCTACACGCTATCAGAAGAGGACGACACCATCCGAATCGAGCACACCTCGTCGGGTGGGAACAGATTCAGGGGCGGTGTCTTTCATGGAGACGACCAGTTCGACGCTTCGTCGACTGTCCCCTCGTTGTTTGTCAATTTCGACGACAGCAAACAGCGCCTCGCACCACATTCTATAGAAACAGCAACCAAGGGCACCCGCATTCGCCTCAACAATCTCAAGGGTCGCAGCCTGATTGACATGGGATTCGATGGCAAGCGTTTGCAAATCGCACAGCCAGTAGCCGTCGGGCTTCGGACGAGTGACTTGGCTGAACGAATTGTCACCGAAGGTAGGAAAACACTTTCAGGTTTCCGCATTTCGGCGCCAAGCAACGTGTTTGTGGCAAAGAATATCAACAATGTGGATGCTTTGACCGCTTTAAGGTACTTAGCAAGGCACGATGGCTTCATGACAAAGAGTGATTCTCACGGAATGGTCAGTTATGTGCACCAACTACGTGGTAATCGGTCGGTTTACATTCATCAAGACATGGTTTCCGACGGTATTACCGAAGAAAACATGGATGCAGCCCCGAATCGAGTCACTGTACGAGGAAAACGACGTGCGAACAACGATGATAACATCATTCAGGTCGATGATATTGAGTCTCAGAAGGATGGAGTCCGTGAAGTGCAGGGTGGTATCTTCGCACCGACCGCAAACAACCGTAATGCGACGAAAAACATTGGTCGTAAGTTCTTGGCTACCGCAAAACGTGCGAAAGGTGCCAAAATGTTGACGGGAACCATCAATTCGATGACTGTACAGGCTGGTGACATCGTTTCGTTCCAAGATATAGGCGAAAAGACCCAAGATATTGTCCTACGAGTGCGCCACAACCTTACTGAGCGCCGTTCTGACATCAAAGTGTCCTCAATCGAAGGCAGTTTGGAAGATTTGATACAGCGAGCGCAAGAAGGCGATATTTCTTCGATGTTTGACGACGGTCAAGAGGAAAAGCAACAGGTCAAGGAGAAAAATTACGCTGTCAGCGCCACAATGACCGTCAAAACCACTTGGGTCATCGCTGCAAGACAAATTCGACCCGAAGGGATGATAATTGGGCACCCTACAAGGGGATTGATTAAAGGAGATGGCTCAGTAGCCGAAGCAGACAACGCATTGTTGACGTTAGGGACATCTCAGTCGAAATGGATAGTAAAGGGGAATGGTTGAATGCCGTTATTGACATCAGGACACCGATTTGTAGTGGATAAGTTGGCTGAGGAGATTACGCAAGTGGTCTTTGGCTTTGATGGGGGCATTGCCACCAGTGAAGATGGCGGAGCAGGTCGCCCTGCTGTCACAGTCACGCCTGTTGTCCGTATTGTCGACGACAACACCATTTCAGTCGAGGCTAAACTGACGACGACTGATTCATTTACCTTACCTCTCCGAGAGGTATGCATTCGCTCGGCTGACCGAGCGTTGTTCCGATACACGTACGACGCAATCACGAAGTCGTCCGATACCGAACTGATATTCTCAACAATTATCGAGGTGAACTAACATGGTCAACCCACTATCAGGACATACAACTGGACAAACCGCATCATCTGAATCGTTGAAAGACGGTGCAGGGCTAACGAGCACATCACTCACAAATCTGTACGAAGGACTGCATGGCAACGGTATCATCCGTCTCGATGACCGTGCATACTTAGATAGCAATCGTCAGAACACAGGTACAAACACTGCGGGTCACGTTGCTGTTTCAAGTGGTGGTTCAGTCACCGTATACGGCGGTTATGCTGTACTTGGCGGTGTACTGTACTCGTTTGCCAATGGTCCGAACTCGTCAAAGACCTACACGGCGGGTGACACGGCGTGGCACCTTGGCTCACTACCGTCTGTGCCTGCATCGAACTCGGATGTGATTGTAACCGTGTACGCTGTTGCTGACAACAACATTGGTGTTGCAAACGTCAAGCATCACTTCGGTACACCTGTCGTAACATCAACGGGCACACCTCTTACATCCGATGCATTCTTATCTCAGCCTCAGGGTACAGGAGGCTCTTTTAAAAACGAGGAAGCAACCGTCCTTGCTGTCTTACGCTATACGATGACAGGTGGAGCAGCAAACGTTACTGCTTCGCTCAATACACCTACTGTAAGCGACAAGCGATGTTTGCTTAGCAACAGCCCGATGTACTTGACACCACTGACGTCGGGTGCCACAGGTAGTTACGCCAGTGGAGACTCAATCGACCACGCTAATCGTTCCCTCGATACCATGAACACGGTCGTAAGTGGTGCCGAGTCGGGGGCGTTCAACGCTTCGCCACTGGGAGCAATATGGCAAAGTCACAGCCCTGACGGGCACGCAGTGTTGTACTACAGCGCTCGACGTGACCAAGGTGGTTCGCCTACTCGCAACACTTGGAGACTCGCTCCCAACGAGGTCAAGACCATCACAACTGGTTCCGACCAAATTACTACCTTCGATGGTCCGAACATATGGGTCATCACAACAATTGGTAACATTACATTGACACCTCAGAATGCATTCCCACACAGCCACACGATTCGTGTGTACCATCCGTCAGGTAGTCACACATTGCGCTTCGACCCACTTGGCCTCGACTACGATGTAGCGGCAGGGAAATCAGCCACGTTCGGCTACAATGGCAGTGCGTGGAGTGTGATTGGACTTTCAGGTTCAGGTGTCGGTACGGTAACATCGATTGCGACAACCGCCCCAATCACTGGTGGTACAATTACAACGACAGGTACAATCGGTATCAGTGCGGCTACAACAAGTGCGGCAGGTTCGATGTCGAGTGCCGACAAGACTAAACTTGACAGTTATGATGCTGATTTAGGCACACTTGCCCTTCCCGCAAACACTACGATAAGCACTTTTGGTGCATCACTGATAGATGATGCGGCGGCTTCAAACGCAAGAACTACTCTTGGTTTAGGTAGTGCCGCTACTACGGCATCAGGAGATTATGCTACTGCCGCACAGGGTGCAACTGCTGATGCTGCCTTACCGAAGGCAGGTGGAACAATGTCAGGTAACATTACAATGGCAGGTAGTCAAACTGTCGATGGGCGTGATTTGTCTGTTGATGGTGCAAAGTTGGATGGTATAGCCACAGGTGCTACGGCTTATGCTGACGCTGATGCTGTTAATGCTGTTGAGTCTGTTACAGGGACACTTGCTTTGACAGGTGATGTAACAATTGCAGTAGGCAAAACCTTTGTTTCCACCCGATTACCTGCTCTTGCTCTTTCGACTAATCCCCTCGCTTTAGTGGAAGGAACACATGCAGGTCGCTATGTCATTTACAGTGGCTCAAGTGGAACTGTCAATTTACCGTCCTCTTCTAACGCTGGTGAACATTACACTATCCTAAACACAACAGGTGGCAACATTACCATCGGAAGAAACGGAAACAACATCAATGGTGCAGCGAGCGATGCTACTGTAGGCACGTACAATGCTGTGACCTGTATTGGTATTGGCTCAAACAATTGGATTGCCTTGGGTGTTTGATTATGTATCTCGCTGTCGCTGGTTCTTGCGCCGAACAAAAGGCTAATGCTGCAACGGCACCTGCTTATACTTTAGATGGTATTTCGTTTTCAAATTATGTGGCGGCAACTGGTCTTCTCGTTACTGAATTAGAAAATAGTCCAAGTGAAATGCTTCTAGCAGATTTTACATCCCAAAGCGTTACTTCGTACACCTTCGATGACAGTGCAATTCCTACCAGTTTTTCATCAGCAAATGATACACTTAGTACAAACCAAACAAGGTCATTAGTGTTTGGCGATAGTGGAAATTATATCTATATTGGTGGAACTGTTGCGAGTGCCAATATAGTGCGTTATGCTCTTTCAACACCATATGACATTGGAACTGCTGGAACAACCCAAACTGTAAGTTCAAGTCTGTATAGCGCAGGGGCGCAGGGTTTAGCATTTGATGACACAGGAACGAAATTGTTTGTTGCTGATGGTAGTTCAGTTACTACACTTTCTTTGAACACAGCATGGAATTTGAGTGCAGGTAGTAAAACTTCCACTTCTTTTTCTTCCACATCAGATGATGATGGCGACAATATAACCAACTATACTGGTATTCGATTCAACCCTGCTGGGACTAAGATGTTCATCTGTTACAGAAACTCGTCAGGTAATCCTTCTTCGGGAACTGCAAATCATCCTAAAATAGCCGAGTTTGACCTTAGTAGTGCCTTTGATGTATCATCGGCTTCATTCACTCGTTCAATGAGCGTTAATAACGATGTAGGGCAATTTTCTTCCACTCAGTCCACCTTTGTTGGTGGCTTTGCTTGGAACTCCGATGGGACAAAATTATTTGTCGCACCGGTTCATCCTGATGCAACTGACAGTAACATAGGGCCGAAGATTTGTAGGTATACCTTCTGATATGACATAGGGTTGATTTGAATCGGCGAACTGATTGACCAACTGATGCAGACGTGTGAAGTCTGTAAGACGACGGCGTTACCCCTGTCTATATCAGGCAAATACACCACAGGTCCAGCCGTGGTATTGCACGAGTGTCCCAACTGTGGCTACATTCGCAAGCACGGTGGCTTGGGTCCGATAGCCGAGCGAGCATCGCTCAAGAGCATACGCAAACGACTGAAAAAGTCAGGGCATGGGCAAATGTCATTGCTGCTACTACGCCATGCACAGGACACTATCATCAATCAGCGGACGCATTAGTCATCGGACTTCTTGCCGATGATGTCGTCGATACGAAGAATGCTGATGCTGACTTCACTTGCTGACAGGATTGCCTGCCTTACCAAGCCAACCGGCTCCCATACGTTTGCCTCAATCATAGAGCAAGTGCCACCGTTCTCGATGTCAGGACCTGCATCTTGATTGCCTTGTTGATGCTCGTTGCGTAGCGCAAGGATGGTGTCCAAAGGCACGAACCCTGCGTTCTCAGCGATGGTAGCAGGGATGGTCTCTAAGGCGTCAGCAAACGCTTCGATTGCCATCTGTGCTCGACCACCAATCTCAGCAGCACGGCTGCGGAGGTTGAGCGCTGCACCGACGTAGGATGAGCCACCACCAGTGACGACCCTGCCACTGTTGTAGGCAAGGCATACTACGCCGAGAGCATCATCGAACCCACGTTCCGTCTCGTCGAGAGTCTGACGCGTAGCACCACGCAATACGAGCGTAGTAACCCTGTCTCCTTCAACAAGGATGTAATCCATATCGCCGATTACCTTCTGTTCGATAAGATACTCACTTTTTTGAGCAACCAACGAATCATCGGCTGAGTGATTGATTGGCGCTCCCAATGTCGTTGAAAGTGCATCGAGGTCGCTTGGCGGAACACGATGGGCTACGCTGATGTTATTCTTAGCGAGTAGGGCTGCTACGAGTTCGTTGACGCTGTCACGACAGAACACGACACCACCCTTTGGCAACTGCTCGACGATTGCATCGACCTTACCTTGCCAAACATCTTTGTCAGCATACTGTTTGTAGGACTTGATGTCGCTGACGCTTTGCAGGTTGACCTGCACGCCCTCTTCTTTCTTGACTGACAAGCCAGTGTTGATGAGTAGTACCTTTCCGTATGGGATTTTAGGCATGTTCGGCGTCAAGAATGTCTGATTGAGCATGACACCACCAAAGCAATGCGAATCATCGAGTGAACCACCCGGTTGCCCGATGACACGAATGCGCTTGATGTCACCCTTCGCTTGTTCCGCTGCCTCAACACATAGTGCTGATACGTGTTCCATGCTCGTTTCAAGTGACTTGCCAGTAATGGCCGTCTTTGCTACGTGGGTCAGGTATTCCTTTGCATCAACCGCAGTGCTTTCGATGTGGTCAACTGCCCACTTCGCCGCCTGACGATACCCTTTACAGATGATGTTAGAGTGTAGTCCTTTGCTGAACAGTGGTTCACTGTTGCCGAGCAAAGAACCCGCCAATACGGTTGTTGTCGTTGTGCCGTCATAGCACATGCTTTCTTGCGTGTTTGCTGCTTCAACAATCATCTTCGCACCGGGATGTCCGATGTCCAGTTGCTGTAGGATAGTCGCACCATCGTTTGTTACGATGACGTTTCCACCTCCGTCAACCATCATTTTGTCCATACCCGCTGGACCCAACGTCGACCGAACGGTGTCGGCGATTAGTTTGGCTGCTCGGATGTTGTTGCTTTGTGCTGTTTGTTTCTTTTCTCCAGTCATGTTTGTCCCTCTTACCATGTCACCTCATATTCAGTGACGGCTCC